TCATTTGTCGATTTCAATTTTGTCCCATTCCCGTCCACGGCTGTCCCTATACCGCGCCGCCATTGAATCTGATTTATGCCCGAGAAGACGTTGAGCAAACTTATCGCCAATCTGGTTCCGGTATAGCCTCGCCGACAGGCTACGCAGTTCATGGAATGTTGGCGGGTCTCCATCAAATGAGAGTCCTGATGCATTTCTCGCCTTTGTAAAATACTTCGATACTGTTTTCGGGGAAAGCGGATCGTGATGCTTTGATGCGATTATTGTTTCACTGCTGCTGGCCTCCCTGCATTTCTGTAGTGTATCAGCCAATGAGATATTGAGCGCGTCAATCGTTAGCGTTAGCGGAATGGCGAGTTTAGCCCCTGTTTTACTCTGTTCAATGTGAAGATGGTTGTCGTTTATGTCTGACCATTTCATTCTGCACAAATCGCCGACTCTCTGCCCTGTAACGACGGCCAAATCCATCGCCAGCCTTAGCCAGATAGGGAGAGGTTCGGCTGCATGGTAAATCTCGACATACTCATTAGCTGTCAGCCTTGAGCGCCTTACTTCTGACTTTGCTGTACGGGTTGCTGTTACCGGATTCGTTGCCACATGCCCCTCGGCTATTGCTTCACGAAAAACGTCAACAAGGGTTGATCTGATTAATTTTGCGGAGGCCGCTTTACCTTCTGCTACGTAGGTGTTTAGCATTGTTGCCACCTCTTTCGTTGATATGTCAGCGAGCGGTTTGTCCGGCAATTTTCTTCGGATTGCCCTGATTTTGCTGGCGTAGTCGAGTAGAGTTTTCGGCCTGATACCCCTCTCGCTGAGGATTGTTTCATATCGGTCAAGCCACACATGAAGAGTGATTACGTCAGCGCCTTTAATTCTGTCTATCAGTGACTCACGCCTGTTCTCGGATAGCAACTCAATATTGGCCTGAATAGCCTCTGAAACTGCTATCCTTCTGTCTCTGCCTAATCCGAACTCTTTACCCGTCCTTGGGTCCCTGTAGCAGTAATATCCATTGTTTCTTATATAAAGGTTAGGGGGTAAATCCCGGCGCTCATGACTTCGCCTTCTTCCCATTTCTGATCCTCTTCAAAAGGCTACCTGTTACTGGTCGATTTAAGTCAACCTTTACCGCTGATTCGTGGAACAGATACTCTCTTCCATCCTTAACCGGAGGAGGGAATATCCTGCATTCGCGCACCCATCGACGAACTGTTTCAAGACTTCTTGGACGTCGCTGGCGTGCGTTCCACTCCTGAAGTGTTAAGTACATCGCAAAGTCTCCGCAATTACACGCAAGAAAAAGCCGCATTGATGCGGCGATGGTAGGTCTGGATATCATTGAGCAATGAACAGGCCGGCGGTGTTATTTCATGGTTAGTCCTTGCGTAGCTCGCTGATTCTTCTGTAAGTCTCTGGTGCTTTGTTTCCGTGTATCTTCATTTCAGACTTCAACAGAGCAACGAGGGAATCCCATTCGTTGAGGATTCCTTTGAATGCCGGAACGCGCTTTGCAACCTTGTTGAATGAATCTCTGATTTCTGGAATCTGCTCAACAAGTGCAACGCATCGTCTGAAATCGGCTGCGTCATGGGGAGCGCCGAAGTGATGACCATAGATATTCTTTTTCAGTCCACATGCGATTGAGGCAAGAGTTGCGCTACTGATGCCAACATCGCCAGTCGATTGCCATTTCAAAACCTTCATAGCCAAATCTGACATTTCTTGTCTCCATAAAACAAAACCCGCCGTAGCGAGTTCAGATAAAAGAAATCCCCGCGAGTTCGAGGATTGTTATTCATTGCCGATATTCACCTTTATCGCGAACACCTTTACCGGTTTATCGCCGAAGTGCGGATGTGTGATTGTCTTGATTTCATATCCGTCATACGGAACATCAATTCTACGGCTGGAATCGTCGCGCTTCGGATATCCCTTTGTGATAATCAGGCGGTCATACTCCCTGAACATAATTCGCTTATTCCAGTAGTCATTACACAGGCGATACTCTTCCGTTTTCTCTCCGCGAATGATGGCATCGAAGTATTCACCTTTAACGGCTAGTTGCAGGTTAGCCACGGTTAACCTCCTGCGGCGGTTCCGGTAGCGGCATCCAATTGATTACATCGCATTCAGGGATGCTGATATCATCACCAAGCCACCCTTGACCTTCAGACCAGCATTGCACGTAATACCCGTATTTTGTGTTCACTACGCACCACTGCGCGTCGTTCGGCATTCGCTCACTACAGCTTATCCAACCATCCGGAGTTACCGGATAGTTGCCATTTACATCGAAGTTTGGCTCTGCGTCCTGAACCAGGAGGATGTAACCATTCTTGGCCGTATCAAGTTCTAACGCCTCGGTGACGGTGCCGAAATAGCGATTACCTAAATCAGCATCACAAGTGCTTACATCAATGGAAACTTCCATGCCTTCGATTAATTCTGCCAAGTTGTAAGCTTGGCTTACAGGTTCGGCTTCCAGTTCTGCTATGCGCTTATTTGCTGCTTCCAGCTCAACACGCAGCTTCCCTACCGTTAGCGCAATTTCCTCGTTCTCCTGGTCGCGGCGTTTGATGTATTGCTGGTTTCTTTCCCGTTCATCCAGAAGCGCCAGCACAGTAGCCGGATTGGCTGCGGCGATGAATTCAGCATTGGCCTGCTGTTCAGTTTGGAAATCTTCATCGAAACCGCTTTCAGGATGCGCTCCTTCAATTCTGCAAATGGGAATATATCCAGCAACTTCACGATGAATTAGCGCATCATCACCATCAAATCGGCCCTCTCCATATTCGAGCGACCACACACCACACGTTGCTTTTTCTGCCTTGGCACGCAGTACCTGATAGTCAATCTTGCTCACTGGTTGCCTCCTTTGCGCCACATCGCATTCAGATATTTGTTTTGATTCACTGATGGAAAAGAATTTCTCTTAAGCAATTCCTCTCTCGATGGCATTGGCTTTACGCGTTGGCTAATAATCATTTCTGCCGGAAGAATGCCGGGATTGTATGCAAGTCCTCTCATGGTAAATTCCTCAGTCATTACTGATAGCGCCATAGCGTGAGCGGTAATTACGCAGGCGCGGGTCGATATATTCAGGGAAGTTGGTATATGTGGCTTTGCGGAATGGTCGGATTGATGTTTCGTTTATTCGGTCTTTTTCCTGTTTTTCTGCGAGTTGTATATCGCGTCGGTACTTCCGTTCTGCTTTTGTTTCTGGTGGCAGAGCAAGAAACGCGTCGAGATTATTCTTGATATTTTCCAGCACCTCCGATACGGAATTGCCGGAACAGCGGCGCGGGTCATCCGCACCATACAAAGGCGCTGGCATGTTTTTCTCCTGTTGATTATTTAGCTAACTTTTTCCAGATCGCTGAAACGTATTTGGCTTGGTGGATGGCATCATCAAGCGCGTTGTGGCGAGTTCCTTTGAATGGCATATCTCGCTTAGGGTCGAATCCTATTACCTTTCCAAGCTCGACGATTGTTCTTACGTCGCGGTCATTCCACCACTGCCACGGAACTGGCTGCCCTGTCAGCGAATAACTGTTTCGGAGAATAACGCAGTCAAATGATGCTCCATTCCCCCAAACCTGAACGAATTTGTGGTTAGCGTTCTTTATGATGAATTCAGATAACCATGAAAGAGCCGTTGAAAGCTCCTGAGTGTTGCTGGTTAGCGATTTTCTGGCTTCTTCACTCTGTTCCATCCACCATAAAATCGTTGAAGCGTCAGGACGCGCTCGATATCGCATTGATGACTCAAGCGAGATATTTACCGAGAACTCTTCTCCTGTTTCTCCGGTATTCGGGTCAAAGAATACCGCCCCAATAGAAATAACTGGCGCGTATGGCTCGTTGACCATTGTTTCAAGGTCAACCATCAAGTGATTCATGTAAGTCCTTAAATTGCGTGAATAGCGTGACGAGGGAAGGGGAGGGTTACTGGTTCCTCGTCTGGGTAGATAGGTTTGTTATGTTTGTGCCACTCGACATGGCATGACTTGCAGAGCCACATCACATCGGTTGGTTTGCTGTAGTCGCAGTGGTGCGCCTGTGGTTTACATTCTGATCCGCAGCACTCACATTGTGGTGGTCGGATTAGCTTACCGTCGCGCAAAAAATTACCCACAATGATGTGGGCTTTTCTTTTCCATGGGTTGCTCTGAATGAACCGCTTTTTGGCTGCGTTACACCGTTCTCTTCCGCGTTCCGATGATTGATATTCTCTCCTTGCTGATACTCGATGTGGCAATCCAGCGCGTTCTTTGTCGTATTCAGCCAGGCAAGCCCGGCAAGCGGCAGTTAATCCATCTCTGGATGCTCTTCTGATTTGAAATTCCCTTTCTTCCTTCTGTTGATGGCATCTTGAGCAGATTTTCATATTCAGCTCCTAGAACGGAATATCCGAATCGTCGAAGTTCATAGGTGGTTCGCTGTGATTTCCCTGCTGCAGAGGTTGCTGTCTTTGTTGCTGACCGTTATTTCGCTGAGGTGAAGACTGTTCATTGCCTCCTTGCTTGCCACCAAGCATTTGCATGGTTCCACCAACGCCTACGATAACTTCGGTAGTGAACCTATCCTGTCCGCTTTGATCCTGCCATTTTCTTGTCCGTAATTTGCCTTCAAGATAAACCTCTGAGCCTTTTCGCAGATATTCGCTGGCAATTTCTGCCAGTTTCCCGCTCATTACCACTCGGTGCCACTCCGTCTGCTCCTTTTGCTCTCCAGTTTGCTTATCACGCCATTGTTCTGACGTAGCAACTGTAAGGTTTGCAAATGCCGTTCCTGATGGTGAATATCTGATTTCTGGATCATGCCCAAGGCGACCAATAATGATCACCTTATTTACGCCTCTGCTTGCCATTTATGCCGCCTGTTTTAGTTCGTTAACTCTGATGTTCATTACCTGAACGCATTTAGCCTGCGCCTCCTCGTTGCCAGCCATTAATTGCCAGTCACGCTGATAACGCTCGATGAGTTTTTTCTTGTCAGTTTCTGTTGAAGCATAATCGCTGAAGTCTTTCAGGATTTGTTCGCAGTCAACCGATGGAGATTTCTGGTTGGTATTTTCTGGTGATGGTTTGTTATCTGATGCTGGGATTGCCCATCCCGGCAGCGATGGAGGGAGCCAGTAAAATCCTGTTCCATCCTTCAGTTTTGCCCTGTGCCACCCCTGCTTTTTATCGAGAGATGTTTGTGCGAAACCTTCCTCAAGGTTATACAGATACCGACCGATTCCCCACTGAACGGCAGCACGCTTCATTGCACCTGAACGACCACCTTTGACGGCTTCTACCTGCGTGTTTTCAGCAGCATCCCATTTGGTTACCCATTCGGAATCAATCTTGATTGATATGCCGCATTCAACTCCGCCGTTGTTGGGAATATCGCGGTATTCATTGCGCCATCCTGCTTTGCCGCAAACATCGTCCAGGCGTTTCATGATTGCCCGGTTCGTGACATAAGCCAGCACCATAGCCCACACCTTGCCATCGCGTGTTTTACCGCTTTGCTGTATTCGCCATTCGATATCTTCAGGGCTGAATGGCTCATCGAATTTATTCAAATCCATAATTCACCTCAGAATGGACATGGCCCAAGGAAATAACGCTGATTTAATACTTCGACTCGGGACAAATTAAGGCATACCCGCATTCCTTCGCGGTCACCATTATGGCGATACCAGAGAGCTTTCTGCGTGTACATGCGTCTCTGTAACTTGCTCTCCTTCACTGTGGTTGCAAGTGACATGAATATCTCCTTCGTTACCGATTAAATCTTTCATCTGACGAATGAATTCTTCGTCTGACCAGTTATCTGTAAAACTCATTTCCTGCGATACCACGGAAGGTTGATAGCTGATTTCATCGCTTTATTTGCTTCAAGCCACATTTTTGAATCACCAATAAATCGGGCTATTACTGCTTTGTTCTGTGCAGCACGAAGCATCTGGTGATTGATGGCTATTTCATTGCGCATAACGCCTCCAGTTGTTTCTTTGCTGCTCTGATTAATTGTTTTACTCGGCGTGATAATTCAGATTCGTGCGGGTAGAAAGCGGACATGACGCCGCTACCCGCGAGCTGAAAGTGCATCATGGGTAACTCCTTATATTTGATTGCATAACGAAAACGCCTCGAGTGAAGCGTTATTGGTATGCGGTAAAGCCGCGCTTAGGCGGCTGATGTTTCTTCTTTCAGGCTTTCGAGATATTTACGTGGGTCGTCGTAACATTGGCATTCGCTGTACCAATCCACCCAGCGATCAGTAAGCCCCATCTCTGATAAATCTTCATCGGTAAGGCTCTCATCCCACATCTCAAGGCCGTTAGCATTGCAGTAATCAGGCTTGATGTTGTTGTCATACTGAAAGGCATCATAATCAGCCAGTGCATCCATCAGGCGAACACCCTCTTCAACACTTGCCACTTCTACAATGAACGGCTTCATAGGTACTTGCGGGATATGCCAGACACGTAATTTCATATATCCTCCGTCAAAAAAATCGCCCTCACATTGGAGGGCAAAGAAGATTTCCAATAATCAGAACAAGTCGGCTCCTGTTTAGTTACGAGCGACATTGCTCCGTGTATTCACTCGTTGGAATGAATACACAGTGCAGTGTTTATTCTGTTGTTTATGTCAAAAATAAAGGCCGACTATGCGGCCTCGGAAGGAAGTCCAATCATCTTATTCAAATCTTCTACCCGTAAAGCAGGAAGTGCTGTACTTGCTTTATCTGCTTCTTTTGGTAGCAATTCTTTGCTTTCAGGCCAAACCTCAATAAGTCGCTTAACTGTTGTGACTGAGTTCAAAGCAGCCCATACATTTGATTCGATATCATTTTTCTTGGCTTCAAGTTTTTGTTGCAATGCGCAGATTTCATCAAACCTTTTTGTTATTTCGTGTTCTGCGCTAAACATGCATTTATCTTTTTTCGGAGTAGGGAGCAATATATCTTCGCCGTTGCCGTCTTTCCCATATGAATGCCATCCAACCCTTCTGCCAGATACAGTCAGATAAATTGAAGTAGAACGAACATCGTATGAGTAAAATGAACATCCCAGTTTTTCAAGTTCTTCACTTATAGCTACTAACTTGGAATATAAATGATCCACTTCCTCAGTTTTCTTTTTACCGCCAAACGCAATAACTCTGGCGTCAAGTGCAAGCTGGTTCTTTAACTTTGTTACTTCTTCAAGTTCAGTGAAAACCCCAGACTTAATTAAATCGTTACGAGCGATTTCCTCTTTCATTCTCGTAGTTAAGCGGATTGATGACATATTAATTCCTCTCAAATAAGTGGTTTGCTGCCTAATTTCATTTTCTGGCGACCAACACAAGTCACACCCATTTCACTGCGTGGCTTGCGGTAGTAAAGATTGTGCCTGTCTTTTAACCACATCAGGCTCGGTGGTTCTCGTGTACCCCTACAGCGAGAAATCGGATAAACTCTATTCACCCCCTACAGAGAGAATGATGGAGATTCACCGATGAGTAACTGGTGGCAGGAACTATTACGTTTCTTCCTGCGTGGTCTTACGCTACAACAGTTAATTCATATGCTTATTATTTTAATTGCCTTGATAATAATCACCCCTGCATCAATTAAAGAGTGGGTAGATATAAGGAACCCAGAAATACTTCCAGATCACTGGATGTATTACGCAATGCTTTTGTGTATCAGTTATGTTCTGAACAGGGTGATGGAGTTTATATTTCTGGCATCTTCAGACAGATATAAAAAATATCTCAGTAAGAGAGATGAGGCTAAAGTAATTGTGGAGACTGAGCGCCTGTTCAATTCTCTGAGTATTCAGGAAAAAGAGGTTTTAGCATTTGCTGTTATGGCAAATAACAAAATCGTACTTAAGCACGGCGATCCGGTCGCTTTATCTCTTATGAGAAAAGGCCTTCTCCATCGCTCAGGTGTGACTTACAGCGCGTCAGGTAAAGAGAAATTTGTTATACCTGACGTCTGGTTCCATGAGTGTTATATGCGCTTTGCTGGTAAAGCTGATGAGCTAATTTAGTTCCTCGACGGCGGGGGATCGTCACCTCGCTGTCAGTTGTTTTGATTTCCGGTAGCCTGCCGCGTAAAGAGCTACGTTCGGAAGACAAGTTGAGCCTTCATATTTTCTGGTCAACGTTGTCAGTGTTATTACTTCTGCTCTCATTGCTGGTTTGCGCTTGCATTGCAAGACCACTCGTGAAGGGGTTGGCCTGTGTAGCTTGTCGGAGCTGATCGCCTCCTGACTTTGCAGATTTGCACGACGAGCTCTACGGCGAGAAGCTGCGGTGCCTTTAAATTCTGTTTTTCTGGACATGGATTCCTCCCGAATAAACTTTGGCGATGCAATCTCGAAGCCCCTCCTGAGAGGGTTGCTTCGGCATTGCATCCCACAGCTTATGTGGTTGGGTGATCTGGCTTTTCAGCCACGTAGTCGAGTGTTCGACGTTGTTTAAAGAGCATGCCAGTCTGTTCCGTTTGGCTTCCAGCTTCCTGCTGATGGCTAAATAGTACGATGTGTACTTTACTGAGTCAATACAAAATGTTCTAAATATGGTTTAGTTTTTTATAACGCTTTGTATTTTATTGATTTATATTTTGGAAAAAGAAAACCCGACGCTAAGGTCGGGTTATTGTTGTGTGTTTTAGAGTGGTGAGGCTGTTAACTAAATGTCTCTTCAGGCCACTGGCTGGCGATAACTTTCCCTACTACGGAACAGCTATCATTGCATGGAATCATTGGATATTGCGGGTTTAGTGGTTGTAGGAACACCTGACCGCTATCCCTGATCAGTTTCTTGAAGGTAAACTCGTCACCACCAAGTCTGGCTATGCAGAAATCACCTGGCTCAACAGCCTGCTCAGGGTCAACGAGAATTAACATCCCGTCAGGAAAGCTTGGCTTGGATCCTGTTGGCGCGGTCATGGAATTACCTTCAACTTCAAGCCAAAACGCACAATCACTGGCTTTTTTGGTTGTGCTGACCCATCTCTCCGCATCACCTTTGGTAAAGGTTCTAAGCTCAGGCGAGAACATCCCAGCCTGAACATGAGAAAAAACAGGGTACTCATATTGTTTTTTAACGGGGGCAGATGAGTATTCGCCAACAGGTGAAAATGTACCGTCGTGGTTGAATGAGACGTTATCAATACCAAGGTATTTAAACACCACACCAATCTCGTCAAGAGATGGATGACGATATCCGCGCAACCAGTGACCAATTCCACCCTGCGTCATACCAAGCTCTTCAGCTAACTTCTCTTGAGTTATGCCGAGCTCTTTCATTCTGGATCTAGCCAGTTCATACCATTTCATTTTCATACCCTTATTATTACGCTCTGTACTAAAATCATCCATGCACAAGATGTATTTTTGTTTGCATTCTAAAAGTACATATCGTATTATTGCGTTATGATTACTATGGAGGGCATATGAGCAACCTACGAAAATATCGAGAGTCACTGAATATCTCTCAAACAACACTTGCTAAGGCAGTTGGATGCACACAGGGAGCTATCGGACATTGGGAATCTGGTCGTCGCTTCCCAGACCTTAAAACATGCCGTGCTCTTGTTGAGTGCCTAAACAAGTTAGGCGCAAAAGTCAGTCTTGATGACGTGTTCCCGCCGGAACACAAAGCTGCTTAATAAGCGGATCCGCTCTTTGTAACAACGGACATTCGTCCTACGTCGCTGAAAAGCGAGTCCCAATATATCTGACCAACTAAGGCCATATGCGTTTCCACGCTGAACCGCCCCGGGTTTCCTGGAGAGTGTTTTATCTGTGAACTCAGGCTGCCAGATCATTGTTTCCGATGGAAGCATAATAAGCTTTTTCTGCTTCTGCCGGAGGAGTATGGCCCAGCCTTCCCAGCAATCGTCGATTGTTATACCAGTCCACCCACGTGAGTGTGGCCAGTTCCACTTCTGCACGGTTTTTCCAGCTCTTACGGTGTATTACCTCCGCTTTGTAAAGACCATTGATGCTCTCAGCCATCGCGTTGTCATACGAGTCGCCTGTACTCCCTGTTGATGCCAGCAGTTTTGCTTCTTTTAGTCGCTCCGTATAGGCCAGTGACACATACTGAGAGCCTTTATCGCTGTGATGGATGGTGCCAGACGGACGACGGGCCCAGAACGCCTGCTCCAGCGCATCCAGCACGAATGTCGTTTCCATAGACGA